ACCGCCGCCAGATCCACTGCAGCTTCCACTTCCCGATACAGTGCTGATTGCCGGATCGCTGCCGCTTTCCGAAAAGCAACAATCGCAGCAATAAGCAAAACACACTTCCCCTTGTTCAACTCAACCACGTCATCTACCTCGGTCACCACCTCAATCGTCTCAGCAGGGGCGAGGTCATCCCGCAAGGTCTGCACTTCAGTCAGCGCATCCGTAGTAGCCTGAAAAGTAAAAAACCCGGTTCCGAGATCCCGAGAAATGCCGGCCGCGAGAATCACAGCATGCTGATTCTTCACATCGGCTTTTTTACCCACCCGCACACCCACCTTGATAGCGTCAATTTCCTCTCGAGACAACGCGGTGGTACCCCATCCAGTACCATTCCAGGCTATCTTCTGGATATCCGGATCAAAGACCGGCGCATCAGGCGCAATCTCAAACCCCAACATGGAATGAACAAAAGCGTCCCGCTCACTCAACGAGGTATAATTGACCCCAGTGCTCCGGTCCAGATACTGAAAAGGAAGTTCAGCGGGAAACCCTTGATTGTGCGAATAAAGTACCATTAATTTTCCCCCATCACGGCAGAGTCAGTGGGATTTCCATATACCCCACAAGTATATTTGGTGTCTCTTGGCCAAATATAATCAAACCAGCACCGGCATTAAACACAAGCGCACCAAACCCGTAGTTTAAGTTCGGCGATGGCGTATAAGTATTGCCGTCCACGACAGCACCACGAACCGTTCCGCCAGTTCGAAAATTAACATTCAGCGGAATAACATAAATACCATCTGTGCTGTTAGCATAAGACCCGACCAAAACGCCAATATACCAATCGCCATCTTCTTTGCAAACGATGTACTTGTGCTGGTGCGGGTCGAAGGGCGAGGGGAAGTCCGTGGTATTTGTCACCCACCGCTGGTTGAAGGCCGCCATTAGGTTCTGACGTTGATAAACCGGCACTTGGCTCGGCCCAGGCCACTGGAAATATCCATGGAAGGTCGGGAAAATAACTTCCCCATCTTCCTGACCAGTTTCTGGCTGTATGAGCGCCCCGGACCCTAGATACCTGGGCGAGTATTGACTCCCGGAGGCGTGAACCCCGCCAGAATGATCGGTGCCCTGGGTCACGCTCGGCGCAGTTGTGTTCGTCGCCCACTCCACGATCCGGGTGGAGCAAGTGAAAAGCTTACCGTTCGCAGCCCAGCAAGGATACGGGCCGTAGGTCTGCAAGGCAACGTCAACAGAGGACTCGACTGCCGTCCCCGCTGCTTGACTGGACTCTTTAATTTCGAAGGGGAATACCGTGAGTTTATTGTTCGTCGTGTTCGACCGGCAGACAACGACGACCATGTCCTCGTCTATTATGCACATATTGAAACCATTAAACGCCGTGTCGGTGTCGGTCCCGAAATCCTTGGTGAGCACGGCGCCAACTAACGTGTACGTGCCGTCCGATGGGTTCACATCGAAAACGGCGACCTCGATCCCCTTGGAGCCTACGCTGGTCTTTCGCCGGCAATAAGCCACGACGAACCGAGTGTCCGTGATCCGCTTTATGAAGATAGGAGCCCCGCCGCCGGCAGTGTGCGAAGTGAAATTGGCGCTCTGATTAACATGTGCGTGCTCGGTCGTGACCAGACCATCCGCGACACTGCAGGCGCCGAAGTGAACATCCCATGGGTTGGCGCTCTCGACATATGCGTTTACGAACAGGGTGTCTGACAGCCGGCAGTAGTCACAAGCTTGACTGTACCCGCCGATCGCGGTTTCTGCCGTAATGACGATGCCGGAGCCGGACATCTCGACGTGGGTGCCGAAGCTGCCAACGGTAATCAGGCCCGGCGTTCCAGCCGCGGCACCGCCCGGGGGATCCGCAACATGCTCCAGCGTTCCCGCCTGGGCGATACCATATGAACGGCTAGGAGCCATTATCCGAGTACCGTCCAGACAAGCCACACATCGAGATCATTCGCGGCGCTGGCCTGGAGAATCAAACTTTCATCTTCCAAAAGCGTAAATCCCATCGTCTTGTCGATCATGACCTGACTGGCCTGTGCCGCCACCGAGATATTATGCGGCCCCCCGAGATCCGACCCAGCGACCACATCCGAACCGATAGCCACCTCATTAGCCCCGGTATTGGAGTTCATGCCCGTGCCATCCTGGTTATACCGCTTCAACTGGAACGTGGCCGCGGAGCTACCATCCACGTTGTGAACGATAAGAAGGTCCACCCGAATAAGTTTGCCGCTAGACGCCTTGTTAGCCAGAATATTTTCATTCGTGGTAGCGGTCGAAATCTTAATACTGGTGCTAAGACCTGTGACCGTCATATCACCAGTGAGCGCAGGGTTAGCCATCAGAAACTCCCGTGAACGAAGTCGAGGTGGATTTGGTGGTTCTGAAACTTAACCGCCTTCACCGTAGTGGATTTGAAATCCCACGCAGCCGCAGAACTATCCCAAGCAAGTTTTGCCGTCGTGGTGTCCCGAAATTCAATATCCTTAGCTTTAGAAGAATGCGTAGACCCGTAAAGAACGATATTTCCACCGAGATCCTTCGTGGTGTCCGCGGAAACATAAATTTCTCCGTCCACATCTCCGCCAAGAATCTCCGGGGTCGCTGCAGTTAACGTCAAATCCCCCGCGGTCAACAGCGCGGTCGAAGTCACCGTGCCCCCAGTAAGCGCCCCAGACGTAGTTACCGCATTGGCCTGAAAATCCCAAAGACTCCCGGAACTATCAAAATGCAATTCAACCGTCGTGGTATCACGAAATTCAATATCGTCAGCTTTTGAAGCATGCGTAGATCCGTAAAGCAGAATATTACCACCAAGATCCTTGGTGGTATCAGCCGACAAATACATCGTACCATCAACATCCGCACCCAAAATCTCCGGATTCGCCGCGGCAAACGTCAAATCATCCGTGGTGAAAATCCCCGAATGAGTCTTGTTAGACATCGTGACCGCATGATCCTTGAACACCAATTCGTCATTTCCGGTCAGAAGGGGCCACGTCACGGTCCGATCCGCAGCAAGTTCACTCACCGCGAAAATGTACTGGTGATCCGCGGATGTATCATTCAACTGCGGCGTTGTCAGGATCGGAGAGGTCAGAGTTTTATTGATCAGCGTTGCGGCAAAATCATTAAAAACAAATGTGTCGTTTCCCGTCAACAAAGGCAGAGTGACCGTTCGGTTCGCTGCCAGTTCACTCACCCCAAAAATATAAGTGTGATCCGCAGACGTGTCATCAAGAACCAACGATCCGATCGTACCGATATTGGCACCGACATACGTACTGAGAACCGCCACCGTAACCGATTTGGTGGTGGTCGTGCTCAGATCATCGATGACAAAAAAATCACCGGAAGCGAGACTGGTCAGCGCCGTTAGATCCGTGAGCGCTTTAATATTGATGCCCATCAGAGACCCCTATCTCGCACAAGAATTTCCGGCACAACCGTCGTACTCGCCCGAGTTCCTAGCACAATTTCCCGATCGTGACTAAGCCCAATGGCCAGATGAAAAATCGCATGATCCGTATCCTGCCCCGCAGTTGAGGCAAGAGTGAGTTCGAACGGCGCCACCGTGGTGTCTTCCGCGATATCCGGCCGAGAGATCTCCAGCGCCGTAAGATCGTCCACCCGGCCTCGAGGTTTCTGCTGCGGATGCTCCTCTTCAAACCAATCCGGACCAACAAACAGCCCATTCCACTGCAGCTTCATGTCTCGGATTCGATACCGCTGACCCGACAGGTCACAAATGCCCCAAGCATCCTTTCCGGAAGCGTATTGGCCCGCCATTGTTATCTCCGACCCAGGTCAGGCACGATGCGCGTCCGCGCCCGCTCCCGATCACTTCTGAGCGCCCACCGCATGCTTTGGGTATAGTCAGATTTCAACATCTGAAGCCGCTCCGTAGATAGTTCCGGATTCGATTTCTTGAGACCAAGCTGATAAGCCAATCCGGAGGTCAAACCAGGAACGAAGCTGTATTTCAGATCCAGATCGTTGGCCAGAATGCCCGCGTCTTGATGCCGCACCACGGCCCAGAACTTGACCGTCTCCGTTCCCCCAACCGTACCGTCCGGCCAGATATGAAGCACCGCCGCGCCGGCCTTGCCTTTCTCCAGCCAGTATTTGGTAGGCAGGCCCGCCGAACTTTTATCCGGCAAACTCACGTACTCCGACCGGGAGAACGGGGTCATCCGATAATCTGTGACGACACTGTTGACCGTAGATTGCAGGACCGCGTCCACGATGTCGATGACCTTATCCGGCAGGGTGTAAGTGATCGTGCCAGCCGTCACCGCCTGGGTAAGATCCTCGATTCGCCAGAGCGCCGCGCCCTGGTTTTCCATATCCCGGAACAGCAGATCGATGGATCGTCGCGCGGACAGAAACTGATCCCCGGTGGATATGCTGCCACCGATTCGCTCCATCGCCTCTTCGATGATCTCGAGCATGTCGAGATCGAAGGTAAAAACTCCAGAGGTTGCCACCCCGAGTTACCCCTTCTTGATCATATGCAGGATGATCACGTACGTATCGCCGCTGGTATGCCCACGCGTGGTGAACAGAATATCTCCTGTCACCCCGGTGCCGGCGTTGTTCAAGATTCCATGCTCCTCAAAATCCACAACATTGGATTCATCTGCGGGGCAGGACCACGCCAGTACATTGGCCGTGGCATCAAAAAGCAGATCCACCGCCATGCCGCTGGTCGCGTACTCAATCCTGGTGATCTTCAGATGAATGGACGCCGTTCCGTCCACCATGGCCAAAAGATCGCTCGCATTAACCTTGATGACCGCTGATTCACCGCTGCCATCCGACAAATTGGTGAATTTCATGATCGTGTGTTTTGGACCATCAAAGATGATATCCGACGTTACCGCGTCCACCATGATATTTCTCCTAACAAACCCGGGGGATCCTCACCCCCGGGCTATGGTTCCACATCGGGCTTATGCGTCGGTAGACACCGTTCCGTTATACTGCAGGCCCCGCTCCGCATCGAGATTGCACACCATGATCGGATCGAAAATCTGACAATCGTTGGCGATGCTGATGCACTCCGTGTGATTCGCAGCGTTGTCGGCAAGCCGAATGAAAATATTCGGACCGATATTGCCGGTGGTGGTCGCGACCAGCGCAATCGCAAGATCCGTTGAATTCAGATTCTGGATGTAAGAGTTCTGCCCACCATCGATCGTCAACCGCACCGCCGCCGTGGTCACATTCTCAATCGCGCCGGCCACGAAATCACCATAGATCCGGAAATTCCGAATCGTGATGTCATCGCCACCGGTCACCTGAATTGCACTCTGCCCGCCGGCCGTTGCCGAACCCCGGTGAGACCAGCCATCGATCAGAAGTCGATCCGCATTGGCGTCAGTGATAATACAATCGGTCGCCTGACCCGTGACATCCCGAAACTCACAGTTGGTCATCGTAAAGTCAGCGGAGTTGATGTCGATTGGACCGGTCAGGGCGTCGAAACCGCCGGTGAAAAGAAAGTTATCCATCGAGATCGACGCAGCATCAACATCCATGTCCGCGCCGACCACAGTCGTAAAATTGATCTGCGGACGATCGGCACCCCGGCCCATACCGACCAACGTGATGCCTGCCACATCGAGATCAAGACCAGCAGCGGCGCTCACAGTCTCCACATGACCCGGAAGCACCATGATCACATCACCGTTACTGGCGGTACACCGACCCACAGCGTAATCAATGGTCTTGAACGGCTTTTCCCGCTTGCCACTCGCGTTCACATCGCTGGCGCCGTTTCGGGTGGATCCCACCCAAAAAATATTTCCGCCATAGGTATTGAGAACGGGCACGCCAAGAATCGACACACCGCCGCTGAAACCGTTGGGATAATTGGTGACTGGCATTTCACTCTCCGTTCAGATGGGGGTTCTTGACCCCATGTCCATAGACCGAACGCTAACGCTGAGCCGCGCAGAAGATATAATCGAGAGACATCGTCTTGGCCGCTGCGGCGCCGTTCTGCACCCCGAATGATACCGTAAGTTCTTCATCCGTGGGAATGTTATTTGTAGCGATGGTTCCCAGGTTTTTCTCATCCACAAAAACCCGAACCTGATCCTGTCCGTCAAAAGCGAAAGCCACCTCCACAAACGTATCGTTTGTAAGAGTTGCAATAGCAGACAACGTGGTGGACACACTATTTTTGGTACTCACAAAGTCTATAGTGGCTGCACCGTCAGTCTTCAAAAAGAATAGCCCATCAGATACCGCAAGCGGAGACGTATCCGTTATTTGCAAACCTATAACGGCATCTGACTGCGTTACATCTGATAGCTTGAACCTAGCCTGAAAAAACAAACGTCTATCTGATATTAACTTAAAAGTTTCTGCCGCCCACTGCTGAAATGATGCATCGTTGTCCGCCGCTGCGTTAGTAATCAGCAGCACCCCACCATTTTCATCAGCGATCACCTGGGTGGCGGATCCCGTCTCAGTAACCACCCAATCCGCCGCGGTATACGAATCAAAATCATCCCAGAAACGATGATATCTGGTGGGATTGAGCATCGCATATTCATGCAAGGGGTGGCCGGTGTCTTCCGTAGACACGCCACCAAAAGCCAAAAAAGGAGAAACCAGCATCTAGTTATCCCTGTGAAAAGGGGCGATCCGAAGACCGCCCCCTCCCTCACGCAGAGCCGGGATGAAGGGCTCTGTATATCTTACGCGCCGTCAGAGCCGTAGACAGCACGCCAATCGGACCAGCCGAAGCTGAACCGAACCCCGGATTTGAAGCGGTAATTCCCCGTCTCAAATTCAGGTTCCATCGACGTTGTCAGCGCTTTGCGCTCGAAGTGGATCAACCCCCGCGGCGCATCGGTCTTGATGTACCAGGAGTCGGTATCGGTCAAAAAATGATTGACCTTTACACCATTCGGGAACATCCCGAGATCCTTCAACGCATTCGTCGCGTTGTTGGCGGTGTCGTTCTGCAGGGCCGAGCCGAGGATCCGCTGCGCGGTGAAATTGTTATTCACCGGAACACACAGCCCCCGAACCTGGATATTGATCGGCAAACCGCGATTGTCCTTCCAGCCCGCGATCGAGATGATCGCGTCCTCGAGGCCCGTCTCGGTCAGATCCGCCGACACCGTATTGCTCTGATCGGCACCCGCAATGAGCGGATGCGCCGTGCTGAATAGCTCAACATTGTCACCACCCTTGTAGCTGGAGTTGTGACCATTGTTCAGAACATCAGCGCCGATCTGGTTGCGCGTGTGCGCGTGGGATCGGGCCAGAGCCTTGGTATACCGCTTAGACAACGTGTCATAGAGGTTGTCGTCCATCGCTTCCTCGGTGATCGAGAAAGCCAAGGAGTACGACTTGTGAACGTACCGCGCAGTGTAGTGCTCCTGGGCCGTGTCGTACGCGGTCGGTTGACCCTCCCCTTTCTCAGGGACGGCGCCGAAAGCGGACAGCGCGACTTCTTCCTCGTACGCCTTCTCACTGGAATCCACCTCGAAGATATCGAGATATTCCTTCTCGTAAGTGGCGTAGTCGATGCCGAAAAGAGCGTGGAGACCGGGCTCCAGTTCTTTGGCGATTTGGGACCGTGAGATCGGTGCCATGATTCAGCCCTCCCTTACGTGCTCACGCCACGCAGCAGATGCTCATTGGCGAGCACCTCCACGACGACGTGTTCCGCAAACGTATTGCCGACCAACTCATGCAGGCCAAGCACGCGCCACGTTGCAACGGAGGATGAAATGGCATCGAGTTCGATGATCGATCGACCGGTAGTAGTGGACCCGGCAGCGTAGGTGATCATATTGCCGTAATCGCCGCGATCCGTGACCACCGGGGTTTGCCCCGTCGTGGTTTGGACCTTGAAGACGATATTCGGATCATCCCAGATCTCGAAATCAACATCGGTCGAGTTGGCGTTGCCGTCGTAGTAGTTTCCGTAATACGGCTTGCCGGTGCTGGAGTTGATGTAGTGGCACCCCTTGAAAATACCGAGAATGGTATTGTTCGCGGCGGCGCGCTCGATATATCCGGACGTAATGATCACCGGATCCCCCTGAAACAGGGTCACGGTGTCATTATCATTCCGGGCATCGTGGTAGTAGTTCGTTCGAACCACACCGCCCATAAGATGCCGAACCGGAAGAAACCCAAAAGGGCTGTCAACGTTCGCCATGTAGACCTCGCTGGTGAGGCCGGCGCGTTACTCTTCGAACTGAACGGGCCGACCGGTGGTGACCCTCTCTTCATCCACCAGATTGGCCTCAAAACCCATGGTACCATCTGCCATTCGGACTCGCGACATACCCTGCGCGATCGGCATGGAACTGTGCCGATCCTTGAATGCATCGTTTTCGATGGCCGAGCGCTTCGCTTGCGTTTGCGCTGCCTGCCATTCTCTCCGGGCCACAGCTTTGTAGGCCGGAATTTGCATCAAAACAGTGTCGTGATATCCGACTGCACCACCAAATTGCGACCCCCGAAAACTTGGATTGATCGATTCCGCGGGAAGATCTTTGATCATGACAGGCCGGTAACCCTCGGTGGACCGTCGATGGATGTTTCGAGCATCCTCTTGACCGTTCGTACTCACCCGAACCCAACGTGTGTGGATGTCCGGTCCAAGATTGGGAGTCCCAAGCGTGACCGGCGGGGCGTATGTGAACTGATCGGTTCGAGCGGCCACTTTGCGTGACTGGCTCCGTCGCTGTGTTTGTGCTCGTGAGAGCGTCATTGAAAACTCCAAGCTACTTTCAGGCCGAGCGAAACTCCGCCCTACTTTCGATTGGTCGAATCGAAACTAAGCATACTCCGCATATATATCGCGCGGAACCCCCAATTTATCCGCCATACGAGCCTGCCGAGCGGTCAGCCCCCTTTTCCCCGTTTTTTCTTTAGTCTGTCGGGTGATGCGACTGACCCCCGCAACGGCAGGGGCTTTGCCCCTCCCAGTGCCCGCAGTTTTATTGAAATGCGCCGGAAACGCCTTAGCCATCCTGCGGGTCAGTTCCTGATACCGTCTCGGGGAGCTGGCAGGAAAACCCTCTTTGAACAATTCCTGATCAATCCCCATCGCCGCGCCGGTCATCACAGCATCTTTCTTGAACCAACTTTCGTTTTCTCCGGCCCATTTAACCGCCAACGCATGGACTTTTGGCGCCTGATCCGCTGCCGCGCCAGCGGATGTCGCCGATTTATCCGGAGCCTTACGTTGCGCTTCCATCGCCTTGACCGCGCGCTCAGCACCAAGCTGATTGTCCTGCATTTTTGATTTGTAGTTTGCCCACTCCCCCTGCAGGCGAGTGACCTTGGCCACATC